AATGACTTCTTTATCTGATTTACTCATCATCTCCAGAGAATACAGCAGCACCAAGAGCAGCATATCCTGCTGGTCCTTGTACTTTTCTACGAATTTTATTTAGTCTACCAGAACCTTTTAATCCAGCAGCACCTCTAACACTTGATTCTTTTGCTTTCACTTTAGCATAAGTAGGTGATTTTTTCATCTTTCTTACTTTTCTTTTACCTTTTTGAAGCATTTTAGCTCCACTAAGTACTAATTTAGCGTACATTTGTTCTCCTATCTATAAGCTCGTGTCTTACGAGCTATCTTTTTTGGTTGTTTAACGTGTTGTTTACCTTTTTTAGTGCCTTTACGCTTTGCTCTTGTAGTAGCAGCGTACTCTTTGGCAGATAAAGACTTAATTGCTTTCTCAGGTAGGTATCTTTCACCTGTTTTAGCAGAAGGTTTACCAGATTTGGTACGCCATTTCTGCTTACCCCAGTTCTTTAAGCTCTTTTGGGGCTTTTTTAGGCTCACTTATAGCCACCACCAGCAGCTTTATACGATTTTGCTAGCATTTGGGCTTTACGAGCAGACCATTGACCAGCTTTTCCGCCTTTAGTTCCAGCTTTTATGCGTTGGAACATGCGTTTTCGCATTGCAGGCTTAGTATAATTACCAGATTGGTTAACTTTGCTCTTAGCCATGAGTTAAAATATAATTGCAAGTACAATAATAACTCCAATAGCTACTATTGCGTTCTTTTTAGTAATGGAAAGTGCATTCCATTTCTGCATAATCTTATCTTTCATTATTTACCTACCTTTTTTTGTGCGATTTTATGAGCTTGTGTAAAAGTTTTACCAGCAAGCATTGACTTTTTCATAGCTGACATATGCTTGGCACTGTGATGTACCGAATGCTTCTTTAATGTAGCTTTCTGTCTAGCAGTTAGTTGTTTTTTCACTTCTTTTTACCTTTCTTTTTCTTCTTAGACTTCATAATCTTGTCTTTAAGAGCTTTAGGTAATGTCATTTGTTTTCTAGTAAGCATTCTTTTTACCTTTTTTCTTTTTCTTCTTCTTCATTGGTGGTCTACCTTTAGTAGATCCATAAGTTCCTTTACCGTATGGCATATGTTTCTCCTTATATAGTGTTTAAATGCGTTTTAAGGTGCTTTACAGCACGATTGCTTTGTTTTGAGGGTCATTGAGTACAGATTCAGGAAACATGTTTAAATTGCCTGCTATTGTCCTTCTTTCACCCTCACCTTCAAATGGATAAACACAATGTTGACACCATGAAGGGAAAAATAATATTTTGCCAACTTCAGGTTTAATTGTTTTGGTAAGTGCAGGTCTTAGCTCTTCTAAACCCCGTATACTTGTTTGTCCAAAATGAAACTGTAAGAATCCATCATAAGCACCACCAGAGTTATATAGATCTAGTGGACTCCATTTGTTATTATTGGCTATTTGCGGTGGTATTTTGGTCCAGGTGGTAAATGAAACCCCCATCTGGGTATCTACACCATGGTCATGCAAGGGGTTATAATCCCTTTCATAAGAGTGTACCGACCATAAGCTGTGTACATGTGGTATTCGCTTCATATCAGCAATACCAACGTGTCTACCAAAATGTTGTACATAAGTAGTCGCTAATTGTGCCACATACTTTACAAATGGTACTATTAATGGGTCTTTTGTGTCTATTTTAAGCTGTTCACCGTGTGATATCTGTCCGACCAGCTGACTTGAAAAATCTTCGCCCTCGGGCTTATTATGGCGTGCATCGAGGTATTTATTGAGATCCTTGATCATACGCTCTTCCATCTGCACCTCCATCAGAAGTGCCACACTTACTTGCGATAATTTAATCTCTACTTCCTTATCCGCCATACCATTTAATTAAATCAGTTAAATCCTTAATTGTTTTTCTATCCTTAGTCTTTACGACTATATCTATTTCTGGACTCGGGTCAACCTTGATTCCGCTCAGCCTAGAATATTCCTCTGCCTGTCCTCTACCGAAGTTATCTTCCCCGAATATGACATGTCCAACTCTAGGCATAGTCCTCCCCCTCATTTGATTAGTGTTCGTTTAAACCCCCCTTTATGTCATCTATGCGCTGCTGTAGCAGCGTGATGCGTGGGGGCATTCTAAAACCCCACGCTTTTGAATTGACGCTTTGAATGCGTTGGGGAAATTGATTCTTAATGTCTCAGTTCGTCTGTGCATTTGAACGCTTTCTCTGCATTTCAGAAGCGTCAATACATTTAGTATTCTCTTCTGCATTACATGACTTCATGTAAGTTCATGAAGGAAGTGATGTAATGCTATTTGTTGGTCGGGCAATAATGTTTACACGAGAGAACCTAACACGGCTTACTTCCATCATATTCGACAAAAGATCTCAAAGCTCAAGTATTATATTGGCTCCAGGCGTTTACATTATTTCTTCTTGATCGGCGCAGCCGATCGCTTAATGAACGACAACAAGTTGTCGAAACTTCTACCAATCTAACACCTGACTTTGGACTTTTCCGAATAATGTTGTCAGTAATTGTGTTGGTTGAATCAACAACTAGCATCTAAAAAATAAGGAGTATACTATGATAATGATTATCGTACTAACTATGATATGTTGCTTTGCTGTGGCATATCTACTTGATCACCTTGAGGATCTAAACTCACAGAGATCAGAACCAATAGAACTTCTTCACCTTATCTGGAAAGATAGGGGGAATGGGGAAGTAAATAAATCGAATAAAGGAGGTCAATAATGACTATAGATTTAGATTATAAAAACGCTGAGATAATTGCAAAATATCCAGTTGAAGAGTCTCTTAACACACTAGTACACTGTCTTGATGCTAGACATAAAGATGGTAATTTCAATACTTATGATGTGAGAAACTCAAAATGTGCTGAGATACATTCATGTATTATGATGATCGCACAGTTTGATCAAATCATTAACGATACTAAAAATATGGTTGATGATATTAAACTAGATAGATCAACTGATAAAGAAGGTATCTATGGCTATGAAGATAGAAGAGCTAAACAATCTGATGTTCTTGAACTAGAACAAAGTAAGGATTGGTATGTAAATCAAGCTCTTGGTCTCATATCATTACTATGGGTTAACTTTGGTGTGACTCATACTTCATGTTTATTATATACTTCTGCTGGTTGGAAAAAATCAAAGAAGCAAATGAAAATCATGAAGCAGTCTATGACTGGTGATTACTACAAGTACATTGCTATGGCAGAAGAAGAAATGCCAACATTGTTACAAGGTCTTACTCAAACTTTCAAAGATGAAAGACAGTTATATGGTTATACTGTAAATAATAATCTACAGAAGTTTGATCAAATGACAAAACCACCTGTGAAACAAGCAGATATGTTTGAGAAACAGGCAGTATCTGGACTTATACAGGTACAGGATAAACAAAAGAAACTTGATGCTATACTTGACAAACAACCCGTTGTGATCAAGGAAGCAGTTAACAGATAACGAGAGCAGATTAGGTTAGCTAGATTTCGGTCTGGCTAACCTGATAATTTTTTTTGTCGTCCAGGATTAACTACATAGAGTGAAGGAGTATGTATGGATATTGATATAGTATTTTTAAATAGGTACGCAAACCTTATGAAGGTAGAGAATAGAGCTAAAGATAAAAGTATACAGAGAGTATGGGGTTGGAAAAGGGCTGAACTAGTAAACAATTGGAATGCTAGAAAGCAAGATATTTCCGATCATATGACTAATATAGAACAAAGCTACAAAAGGAGGTAAATATGTGGCGATTACTAAGAACTATGAGTAATGTTTTACTTATAGATAAAGTTGTTAAGAGAGTGAAAGACGTTGCAAACGTAGATCCATCTCTTGATGAAGCCCTGGAGCAGTACGAAAAAGCCCAGGCAAAAATAGATAGGTTAGAGCAGGTTATAGCTAGAAAGCATAAAAGGCTACAGTCTATCGTAATTCGTAACAAACAAAGCTAGGAGGATAATATGGCTATAGATACGAGTAAACAAGCAAGCATGTATGTTAAAGGTTACATGCAAAACATCTGGAAGCGTGATGCTACAGGTGAACCAGTAAAACCATTTGAAAAGATTGGTGAACAGTTCAAGGTAATACAGACAATCAATATGCCGATTGAAACTGTAAGACCAGGTGAAAGTATATCTCTTGAGTCTCTGACATCTCTGATTCAGAACGAGAAGATTGATATCTCTGTGGTCGAAAGCCCTAGAGCTAAAAACTAAAACTCAGGTTGGTGGGGAAGTTGATGTTTAGTCGGCTTGAATCCCCACCCCCCTATTAACGTCAAAGGAAAATTATGTACATAGAATTTGAAATCGAAAAAATGCTTGATCAAGTACGAGATGGTAAAATGACTCCAGAAGTATTTGTAAACAAGTGCGAAGCAATTATTAACAACTTCAACAAAGAGTTAGAAAAACAAGGACAAGCTGCTTATGAAGAGCAGGAGTCCAGGTCAATCTTGGAGGCTGAAACATATGGAAACGATTCGTAAACAAATGTTAAACCAACTCGATCATCATCTTGATGTTTACAATGCTATCATGGCAGGTCAAGCATCTGGTGATGAACATAGAGAGATGGAGGAAGCAGAAAAGATTGCAAGAATACTTAGAGTAAATTTATTAACCTATATGGAGGAACGTCATGGCAGACCAGAACACTAAGCCACGAACTACTAAAGATTACCTAAAATTTAAATTCAAACATGGTAATAGACCAGTAGACCAAGCTCATGTCAAAAAGCTAATGTCATCTATGTCAGAAGTTTATGTACCACAAACAATATATGTAAACAAACGCTATGAAATAACTGATGGTCAACATAGATTCACAGCAGCTAAAGCTTTAGGTTTACCTATTACTTATATGGTTACAGATCATTCACTTGATGATATCCGTAGAATGAATCAAAATACCAAGAACTGGACACTTGATGATTTCTTAGAGTCTTATGTAACTATTGAGAATAAGAAAGATCCTAATACAGTTGGTCCATATGGTGTATTTAAACACTTCAAACAGATCACAGGATTTCCTAATGCTGTTTGCCTGATGATGTTAGGTGAGACAGGTTATGTGGGTGTAAATATCAATAAACAATTTAAAGAAGGTAAGTTTAATATACCTTCAGGTAATTTTGAGATTGCTAAAAAACAAGCAAAACAATTACACAAAATTGGCGAATACTATGATGGTTGGAAACGTAGATCGTTTATCAATGCCATGCTTAGTTTATTCAAAGATGAAGCGTTTGAGTTCAAACAGTTTATCAGAAAGTTAGAATTTAATCGTAGCAAATTATACCACTGTACTACTGTATCAGATTATATTGATACTATTGAAAGATTGTACAACTGGGGTAATAAAAACAAAGTTAAATTTAGGAGGTTTAATGAACAAGTTTAAAGTTAAAGTATTTAAAAGTGATGGTGATGTAATCGATACAATAGTTGAAGGTGATGATGGTCCACAGTTTAATGGTGACCATAGCATGTATAAACTATTAGATTGCAGCACTATCGAAATTACTGGCGCAAGGTACAAGGGTAAGAACTATGACCTGTATATTGACGAAGAAGGTAGAATGAAAAATAACAACTTCGTTAATCCAGAAGCAACTAATTGTTTTTTAGATTGGTTAGATCATGAAGGTCGTATGACAATGATACCAAACATTGTAGGACATGCAGCTCTTGTTGATCCTGAACCAATACAAGAAGGGAAATAATATGGCTAATAACAATTCAATTATTACCAAATATGACAACTACAAAACTGAACACAGTGATGATGTGCCAGGAGGTAGAAATATTATTGGTATACTAGAAAACGAAACACTTGAAGATATATTCAGAGTGTTTGGTGGTACTATAGAAGATACTCCTTATAAAATATGGAATAATATATCTGATGCGGTTTATCATCATATTAAAAACCATAATGTAATTAACTTAACAAGGACATTACAATGAGTGAAACTGTAGTAAAATTAGATACCGAAGAAAAAAAGAAAGTTTATCATCTTTGTTCTGAAGGTAATCGTAGAATTATACAATCATCTTATTGGGAAAAAGAAATAGATGAAGCTGTTATAATGTTAAATCATTTAAATGAAGATTTTACAGGCTCAAAAATAGATAAGTTTTATAAATTATATTAGGAGTTAATATGGATGTAAGTATTACAGACAAAATTATTATTATATGTGCTGTTGCTGCATTATTATTTGTTGTTCTTACTGTTGCTATAGTAGGAATACAAGCAGAAAATGTAATCAATGAAGTACATGAACAGATAGATGTTATGTGGTCAGAAATAGAAATAGTTCGTGATCAAACATATTCTATCTATCAACAATGTGATCAGATTCCCCGTTAGAGGTGAATAGGTGGTAAGTTTCCTTTATTCTTATCACTTAGAGAAGTCTAAATTTCTATGACCCACTTCCTGGGTACTTCTTATTTAGGCTTCTCGTTAAAATATTTGAGTACAGGAGCCAAACTGTTTGGTTACCGCTTATGATGCTAGCTGTCTAAGTAGTTTGAATCAGCTGATATAAAACTACCTCTCGACAGTTACCGCTTAAGGCTAACGATTCATGCGTATGTACTCAATAGGTAGAGAGTGTAAAGCTATAGATATCTAAAACCAGTTTAAACACTGCTTAGCTACTGGTTATACTCTCTACTGTTACATTAGAAAGGTTCTAAACTATGAGTTTTAATTTAAATCAATTTGTACATTACATGGATCAAGTCAAAGATAAAGATTGGTTGGATGAACATCTAATCATTGATGGTGTAGATGTAGAAACAGCTAAAGAAATCAAAGATAAAATAAGGGACAAATTAAAAAATGATGAACCCAAAAGATCCAAGACTTAATGGTTGGAAGTATAAAAGCTTTAACCTTAATGACAAAGAACATGCATCTGTAGTGCAGATGTATGAAGAATGTAGTAGACGCTATGGCTACAAACAAAAAGTAATATTCATGGCACTGATTGATTTATTATACAATGATCAGATAAGTATTACACAATTACCAATAACGAAAGGCAAATATCATGTCGAAAATGAGTGAAAGTCAAAGACAATATTTTCTAGAGAGAGTAGGCGATCAGGTACACAGTGCAAAAAGAGTACTAGAACTGAAAGAATCTCGAAAGAAAGAACAAATGATAGAGAAAATGTATCCAAAGTATCTAAAGACTGTAGGGATACAAGGTCTATTAAATGAGTTTAATAAACAAGAAAAACTTTATACAAAGAAAAAAGATGAATTGTTTAAAGTAGTAGAAAGAATGTGTGAAGCAGAAAATGTAAGTGCATATCGTATTGATTCATACAATGAAGTAGTTTCTAAACTTAAAGAGTTATGTGCTTTAACAGTTGATAGAGAATATAAAAATACTGAAGATGGTAAAGATTTATTAGCTCTTGATACAGCACATCAGCAAGCAAGAGATATGATCTGGTCTGCTGGTAGTCAATCAGAACATCTGATGAAAGCAATATCAGCTACATTATCAGGTGCAAATATTGATTTAGGTTACAAACCTTTACAGATAGAAAGTAAATAGATATAAGGATAAATATGTGGTATTTTATATTAGGTTTAATACTTGGTTGGATCTTTAGTAGATCTTACAAGAAACTAAAAGTAGATATGTCTGAGATACTTGATGATCTTAAATCACTTACTGGTCGAGCTGCTAAGAAGCTTCGTGATATAGACGAGTAATTTAGGATTGTCCATAAAGAACAATGGTTGAATTGCATTAGCTGTATTGAGTACTACTCGTTCTTCAGTAGTACCATCAGCTAGTGCCATACCCTCATTAGTCTCACCAATAGTCTTAAATACACAGTGTAAAAGCTCATGAATAACAGTATTCGCTTCTTCTTCTGGTTTTAAGCCTGGTTGTATTTCTATCTTTGATTGTCTATCTAAGTACTGTCCGTAGCAATCCGTCATATTATCATCACGGAAATCAGGTGTAGCATATACAATATCAATTATTCTATATCCTACTTTAACCTGTAATGGGAGTTTCATTTAGATACACCTATTCTAGTGTACTTTAAACAGTTATACGAGTTGGAAGTCATTTACAAGTGTTTTTCCATAAAATTGCTGCATAAATAGTCGGTTCTAAACAATAGTTTAACCAAAATTTACGTTCATTGCCATATTGTTGATGTAATTCCATATGATGAAACATGCATAATGGTACAGTTTTTGAATCACAAACCTTTAATCCCATGCCATTTGACTGTGCATAGGTTATATGGTGTGCATGAATATCTTGGTCGGTCTTACAAACACAGCAAGAATGCTCTCTAACGTGCATTAGATGTTTATTTGACCTATGTCTGGTAGGTATACTAGGATCAAAGAGAGATTTGTCTATACGCTTACGTTTAGCCACGAATGGTATTACCTTTGTTCTGTAGTCCAAAATGGTATGCAGCTTCACCTAAAGCTTCTCTAAGTCTATGTCCACCATAGTATTTAGACCATTCCATTATACGATTGAGATCAGATATAGTATATCCTTCACCACAGACTAAATCTAGTACTCTTGCAGATGTTGGTCCTACTGCTGTATTACAGCGTACAAGTTCTTGCATTGCATCCAGTTTATGATCTGCTATATCGCCTTTACCAGTAGAATCTATTCTCTCTGATAAATTGGCTGTTTTAGCCCCTATTTGTGATATTTCAAATAACTTACGATACTTCAATCCAGCAGAGTATTGGATAGGTGAAATAAGATTACGATTACGAAGAGTGTCTAATGAACATTCTCGAAGATTCATAACTCGAACATAGCTACCTTGTTTTAGAACAGGTACTATTTCTCGTTTATCTTCTTTGTTCATAGGTAAATATATAATATGATTTATTGAAATTAATCAATCAATATGATAGTTTGAAAGTGAGTAATATGAAAAAAACCAATCCTATTTTAAATGAGGAATATCGCCATAGTGCAAGTCGTGGTAACGATTTCATTGATAGTCCTTCGTTATGGTTAATCCGTAATTACTTTAAAATACAGTCTGAAACTAATTATAGTATGACAATGGGTAATGCATCAGAACATGCAGCTCATGTAGCATTAACTGCTCCAGGAGATATAAATGTTGAAAATGTAGCCTATAATACGTTTACTATGATGGCTGAAGATCAACTAAAAGCTGATGAGGGAGTAATACCTAAACAGTTAGATAAAGTTGGTTTAATTGCAAAGAATTTTACAGAAGTCTTAAAAAAGATTGATCAAGAATTATTGCATTATAATAAGAAACACATTGTAAAGTACAGAGGGTTAAAACATAATATAACCTATGTACCAGATTTTGAGTTTACAGATATAATTGTAGACACAAAAGCTACAATGGCTTTTCCTACAGATCCGTTTCAAACTAAGTTGGCTCATATACGCCAGGCTGCTTTATACGGTAAGTTAATGAACAAAAGAACAGCTTTATTATACGCTACAGATAAAAAGGTAGGGTTATTTGAATTACCACCAGAAGTCATAGAACAACAAAGTATGTTTATGATAGGTGTTTTTAAGAAAATAGAGAAATCAAATAAACTGTTCAAGAATGCAAAAGAGTTTATTGAACACACAGTATTAAATACAGATGGGTATAAATGGGATGCAGAAACTAGGAAAATCGCTAATAGGTATTGGTCTTAAACTAAAAGGAGGAAGTATGACTTATCAAGCTCAACTAAAAAAAGACGCAAGGGATTATTCAGAAGGTGATGAAATCAAATTCTGGATTCCTGCAAAACTAAGTGGTAATGATGTTACCATTTATTGGAACTCAAAACTGATGAGTGACGGAGGTGATCCAATGAGCCTTAAAGAAGGTGCATGGATTGAATTTGAAGGTTACAGTAAGAATGGTAAAGCGTATACAGCTAAACAATTAAAAGCTGTAGATGATTTAGCAGTCCTGGATGATGATGTATCAACACCAGCTGCAAAGAAACCTGCAACTACAAACCTTGGTTCAGTTATTGATCAAGCTTTACGATCAATGGATATGGTTAGAGTCCGTGCAGTCAACGATATTATGTTGGCTTCAAGACAAGAAGAAATAGCATTTGAAGATCAAGTAGCTTATGTAAATAGAGCTGTGAATCTTTATAGTGCATCTAATATGAAACCAGAGGAAGTATCAGCAGAATATGACAACGAAGGACAAAAAATTCCTTTCTGATTCTGAAATACAAGCTCTAGACTCAGCTTTTTTTGACAGCTATCATGAGAGTACATGCAAGGTAGCTGTTGAAAATTTTAAGAATGATGGTGAATTAGTAACTATTATTGTAGGTCATTCACAGGGTGAAGCAAGACTTACTAAAGTTATTAAAAAAGATTTTACTAAAGAAGCACCAGAAATCATGAATATGATTGAAGATCTAGATGTTACTAGCTACAGTTTTGTAAGTGAAGGAAAGATGAAAGATGGTAATAAGAAAAACAAAGTACCTGTAATTATTATATCTTCACATAATAAAGCTGGAGACTCTAGAACTACTATATACAGAATTGTAAATAGAAAGACTAAGAAAGTAACATTGTTTGCAACAGGTGAACAAGATGATAATATTTGGAATTATTTATTTGTAAATAAAGAAAGGACATTACATTGAATAGTAATAACTTAGATATTTTAGATGCTAAGATTAGACTCCAGGAGTATCAACAGAATGCACCAAAGATTTGGTTCATAGAGGCTACTGCACCTCCTGAAAAAAATAAAAAACAAGGTCGTATTGTTGATGCAAGAGTTGATGCACATACATTAGAAATTGCAAAGAAAATGTTTTTAAGACAATTTCCTATGCATACTATAATTAAATGCACCAGAATGAAATCTTACATTGAAAAGAAAGGTGACTTAAATGTCTTATGATTTAAATAACTTTGAGAAAACAAAGAAGGATATTAAAATTGGTCAAGAGTCTATACTTGATGAAGCTGCTGCTGAGAGAGCATATAATTTTTGTATAAACAACTTAGATACACTTACTGAATATAATCAAGCCTATATACTTATGGAAGGTTATACAAAGATATTACTCAATACAATTAAGAAAGAATCTACTGAAAAGTCAGATGCAGCTCGTACTACTGAAGCTTATGCAGATAACAGAATGTTAACACATAATGACAACCTGGCATTTGCAAAAGCAAGGTATGATCAATTAAAAGAATTATATAATTTAGCCAAAGAACGTATAGGGATGTGGCGTACTAAAGAAGCTTCTTCTAGAATTTAATCTATTATTTTAAGGATTCTTTTTCTGTCTCCCATGTCGATTTCGATTTCCGCTGTAACTTGTTTACATTGGATTGCGACACCAGCTTGATCCTCACCAATCTGTCTTGTAACAATGCGTTTTTGTTCAAGGCAGTCAGCCATACCGCTTGTAGGCACATACTCTATAACCTTTCCATTGCTTATCATTAATATTGCAAATACTACTTCAATCATGTCCGTTCCTTAATTTATCTGTAAGTGTTTCAAGATCTATTACTCTTTCTTCTATAAATTGAGAGTGCATATCTACCTTATCAATCATAGGTAGTTTTTCTTCTACATCTGTTTTTAATTTTTCATGTTCTTTAGAGAGAAACTCCAATAACATGTACTGCTCTTGATCAATAGGCTTTTGTTCAGCAGCTTTCAGTAAGTCAGCTTGCATTAGCTGTAGTTCTGTTTCTATAATATTAAGTCGCTCAATGACTCCAAACCCGAACCAAGCACCCACAAGAATAGCGCCAATAATAGAAATAAGATTGCGAGCTGGCATTGAGATAGAGGTGTTTTCACTTACTTTCATACGCTATCCAACGGAACGGGTTTACCTTCACAAAAATATTCAAAAGATTTCATATTCATTCCGTTTAAATCTTTAAAATTTTCAAACAAACTATCTACTAACATTACTTTATTTTGAAACAAATATTCCTTACATTGATCTTGGCTTATAAATTCCATATCTTGTAAAAAAGAATTTCTAGTTTGCTCTCCTTCGTACCACATCATTACTGTAAGAACCCAAATCATTTTTTAAAGAATTTTGATGCACCCTTAATTCCGAATGAGGCACTCACGATCACTCCTAAAGTGTACTTGTACCAGTCAGGGGTCATGGCAAGAGCTGCAAAACCTCTTTCAACATACTCTACAGTAAACGGTAAAAAGCAAAGCAATAGTGGGATACTAAAAAGTATGGTTAAATATTCGTCTTTCCATGATTCCTTAGATCCTTTGATTGCTTCTACATCCCAGTCTATTTCACCTTTGATTTGTTGTTTAACAATCTCTGTTTCAGCTTCTATCTTAACTAATTTCTGTTTAGCTTTTGCTTTCTTGGTTTCCATATATCCACCAATAGCATCACTAGCCACTCCTAAGAGAGGCTTGATTAACATTTGTAACATTTATATTTTCCTTATTTTTAGTGAGAGTACTAAAGCTCTTTCAAAGGTCTGATCAGCCCATCTACTATCTAGCATTTCATCTGCAGCGGTAGTAAAATCGCCTTCATTGATGGCTTTTAGTGTTTTTTTAAATTTAGAAACTCTTGGTCTACCCATTTGAAAGACCATTTCTATCAAAACACCCTCAATTACTTCGATTTGGCTCGGTGTTAGATCTTGGGTATACAAATTAGGTATATACTCTTCTATGACCTTCTTTGCGCCTTTAACAGCTATATTAAAATCTTTTTCAAATATCTCTTTTAGCAATTCTACTGAATACTTATTTCCTATTTGTATGTTATCTTCAGGTAGAATCATATGCCCCCATCCAATAGTGGCTATACGTAGAGTGTCATTATATGCAACATCTCTAAATCCTTCATGTTCTTGTATACGTTTTTTTAAGTTTTCAATCATTTAATTCTGTATGGATCTGTGTTTAAGTTAGGTATTTTATCAGGTTGATTACCTGCAAGAATATCTGCAATATTTTTATTTAAATAATTAGCAACTGCTCCAATTATAGAGTCTTTGCCTAGAGTGTCTGACACTTCTTTTAAAGAACATCCGTACTGTAAAAGTAAAGATGCTAGTTTACCTTCTGCGCGCACTTCTCTATCAAGAGTAGATTCGTTAGGTTTTAATTTTACCCATATAGCCATTGGATTTACTCCTGTAGGCGATACAGCATAGTCGACTGATGTATTTACAGTTCTGGTGTCTACGATCATTCGTAAATTAAAACAATGCATTCTATTTGGTACTTCGGCTCTCACTAAGTTATTTACCATAATCCTCTAGCAGCATCTCAAGATAATGGATTGCTTTTTCAATATCCGCTTTTCCATTTTTCATGCGATGCCTTGTTACATATTTAATTACATTTCCCTCAATATAACCTAACTTGTTAGCTGTTATATATTTGGTTGGCTGTATTGCCAATTTAGAATAATGATCTCCATTTATTTGTTTATCAAATGAACTCATGGAGCTATTTTATTCCATCTTCCTCCTTTATTCAAGACCATTGGTAACAATTTTGGTTGGCTATTTATAATTATTCCACAGCCAATGACTGGTCTATCTTTAAATAGTTTATCGTAAGCAAATGCCATAGCATCTTTGTCTATTAGACAGCCTACCTGCATACCCCATAATAACGACATAGGATTACCCCAGTAAGCAATAGAATATTTAGTATGATAATGTCCCTGGACATAACATGTTCCTTGTTTTTGTCCTACAGCTAAAATATTTGCTGCTTTGCCATGATGAAAAGATACTGTATTACCATCAGGTAATTTAATAGATAATTCTTCATGCCATTTCCATTTAGGTCCAACATTTAAAACTTCGTTATAACCTTTCATATA